TTGATAGTCGAAGTTCCTATCCACAATGCTACCGCCAGACGCCTTAAAAGTAATGGTGAAACCAGTTCTGCTTACGCTGCTTAGCTCGAAGAAGTCGCCAGTGGCCATGTTGGTCGCTGTAATCGTGATGCTTGGAGTGCTGTAGAAGGCCGATGGGAATGTAATTGCTTTAGCCGACGTTCCACTGCTGATGTTGCGCTGCTGCTCCGTCCGGCGCTGCAAGCTGACCGTAACGCCAAGGCTCTGGACGACAGGATCCTGTGAGTCATTGCCAGTCTCCATCTCAACCTTGAATTGGAAGCCACGCCCGCGCTTAGTGGAGTTTGCAAACGGCTCCCAAGTGCCGTAGGTCGGGGAACCACTCGGGTCATCATTGGTGGAACGTGAATACAGTTCAGCGTTGGTCTCTGACAGGTCGTCAGCATCAATGTCGTCCCAGGTGTCGATGTTGTCTGACCGCGAATCCCAGAAGTCATCTGGGTTAATCGACGTAATCTGCAGGTTGGCTAACAGCTCAACGTCATAGACAGCGCCCATATCGAGCGTGTTGGCGAAGATGTAGTTGCCCACCGACACCACATCGCCAAAGAAATCGATGTTGGTAACGCTGTCAAAATCAGTGATGTCATCAATCTGGCCGTCAGCTTCAAGCGTGATGCCGCCTTCATCGACGCTATTGAACGATTGCGAAAACGTTCCGGGGAAACTCGGGCTTTCTGTAAAAGTCTGAACAACTTCGAGATCTTGAGGCTCAGGCAGCTCAATCTTGACTGTCGGGATTCCGGTTAGTGGCGCGTAGTTGCCGACAGAATCCTTGGCGCGAACAAGATAGTGCCCATCTTTCAGCGGAACGATCTTGCGGGTTGTGCTGCCGTTGACGCTTGGAACAATCTTTTCTGATTGCGACCACTTGATATCGCCAGTGGTTCGGGGGTTGTGGCGAATCTCCACCGTTCCACCAATCTTTACGTCAAGGTCAGTCGCTTCAGGCCAATGCAGCTCAGCAGCGTGCTGGTCGATTGGGGTGATGTTTAGAGCAGCAATGTTGGATGGCGGAGCGGTCTTGCCGACAGCGTTGAGGGTTGCAGTGGTTGCGCTGCTAAACCGCTTGCCTGTTCGCTCAACGTCTAAGTCATAGCCGACAGCACGGACAGAAACGTAATAACGGCCAACCTGCGTATCTAAAATGTCGTAGCCCGTACCAGCGACAGAAACCTTTACCGAATTATCCGCATCTAACCTGTATTCGACCTCATACTCGTTAGCTCGAACTGATTGCTGCCAGTTGACCGTGATTTTCTGAAGAACCTTGTCACCTTCTTCGTAAAAAATTTCTTCAAGCTGCAAGTTTGTAACCGCGTCTGGCTTTTCAGCAAGCTGAGTAACGGTTCGCGCACCAAACGAAAACGTCGGATCCTCAATGATTTGATACTTATTGCGCTCATGCGCTGCTGCTGTAACCGTAAAAACGCCGTCACCCTCTTCAACGGTAAGGATGCGCCATTGCGTCAGGTTTACGTCCGAGTAGCCAATGTTGAACGGCGCTCCAGCTGTAGGAGCTATTGACGGCGTGCTGCCTGGAGTGACTGTGTTACCAACAATGTTTGAGTTAGGTGACTGGAAGTAACTGCCGTCAGGCAGCATCGTGTGAAATACAAAGTTTGATGGCGCACTCGCTCCAAACATCTCGGTGTCGCTTCGATCCAGCTTGATTGCGCTAGTTGTGGAGCCAGATGAGATTCGCCCCGCAACTACACGCCCAGCACGGACTGGATCGCTGATCTTGACGTAATCACCTGGGCGAACAGTAATCCCTGCCGCCATATCAGTTGAGAAGCTACAAATCTCGGTTTCACGATGGCTTGTATAGAGAAACCACTTGCCCAAGCGATAAGCCTGTGTCCTGCTAGTGCAGGCAAAAGCGTCGATTTCTTCCTTGTTGTAGCCGTACTTATCTAGGAAGTTGACGTTCGGGTCTGCTGAGTTGATGAACTGACTGTTTAGCTCAACCAGCTCCTGACGGAAGTCCCGAGCTTCCATGTCAAAATATCTGACCGCCACACAAGTTGGGCGACCTTTCATGCTGGAGCCTGAATAGCTAAAGCCTTCCTGCGTAACGTTGGTTTGGTTGAATATGTACGAAAAATCTTCTGGGCGATCTTGTGCGATAGAGATGCCGCCGGTTCCGGCAACTGACGTTCCAGCTTCCCAAAAAGGCATTGCCCTGAATACAGAGCACAGCTGCTGAATCAGCTTGTAAGCATCACCTTGCGAGTTGATTAGAACGTTGCAGCTAAAGCGCGGCTCTGTTCCGCCAGGAATGTTTATTAGTTCACCGCAATATGCGCTTGCTTGTTGGAAGCTGTAAACATCAAGGTTGCTGGTAACGTCAGTCGTTCCCTCAAACTGATCTCCAGTCCTGGCCTCAGCTTCCTTACGCTCTTCTGGGGTAAGAATGTACGAACCAAGCCCATAGCGGGTGTTGGTCAACAGGTCATACAAGATCCACGCCGGATCGTTAGTCCATTCCCGTGCAGCCTTAAATGACCCGTTAAAAGGCGTATTGGTGTCGTAATCAAGCGAGCCATCAGCCCTTACAGTTGCGTTGTGAGGAATGCGAATCTTCAGCCCTCTAATGCGGAATGTCCGCTTTGGAATGCTTGGAAACTGCTGCGCGTCAAACTTGAAACCAAAAACTACGCTATTTGGATAACGCGTTTTGTCGGTAATAACTTGAACGTAGTTGTACCAAATAAACGTATCTTGAATTGTTTCATCGTTCGACCTGACCTCCTGCGTCGTCCTGATAACACGAATCTCTACTGGGTATTTTGCTGTGTTATTTACAATGTTTCCCTCAGCGTTAGTTGTCTTGGTATCAAGAGGAAGAACGTGTGTACGCTGGTACAGGTCTGGTGTATAACCCTCAAGCTGAAAATTTCCATCCCCTAAATATCCTTCGTTGTCAATAGTGTCCGTGCTGCCCTCAAGAGGCACATTAGCAAAACTAGACTCACCGTTGTATTTAATCTGAATCTTGTAGCGAAACTCAGTTCCCTTGACCGTTCCATTGTCTTTGACACGTGTAAGTGCTGGAACACCTACGGTGATGTTTACTTGGTCAACATCAGCATCAGTAATCGTTCTTGTTACTGGCGTTCCATCGCTCTTAAAAAACGTTTGATTTTTGGTGCCTGCGGGTACGCTTGCCTTAGGAACTTCAGTGTTGACCTGAACAGTGCTTTTGTTTGTTGAATTGCCGAATGCAGAAAGAGGTGGTTGATCCTGAGTTCCTAGTTCAACTTGAAACACCCCTTTGTCAACATCAAAATTTAGATTCTCTTTGATGTTTGCATCAGAAAGCTTACTTGAATTGCTTACCTCAGCGGCAGAATTTAGAACAGGTGTATTGTTAAAAAATACGTCTTTAAGCGCCCCGATTGCGTACTGCTCTGGGACAAGATTATGGCTAATTTTTACGCCATCAGGGTGAATAGCGCTAGGAAAGCCTTCAATCTCGCCTTCGCACAAAAGATCAACGATTTGAGCCCTTTGCCTAGAATTAAGATTGTCTAGTGGCATCGTTAGAACTCCAGGTCTGCAATCAAGCCGGTGCTTAGAACCACGCTACCAACGATCATCTCGCCGTAAACAACAGGCACAGGGATGCCCTCTTGGCTGACGTTTTGCAGGCCAGAAAAGGCAAAGCCGCCACTAGGGTCTGCCTCGCCAAAGTCAGACTGCTTTGGCACGGGCGTAATCATCTGCGCGATACCACCAAGAGTCAAAGCAAGACCCAAGTTGCCTGCTGCAACAGAAGCCCCCGCGCCAAGGGTAAATGCCCCTGCCGTGGCTCCCTGGCCAGCTCCTAAAAACCCCGCTCCAGCTGGGGCAAAAACAATCGCAGCACTGATCAACGCAGCACCCAAAAGAATTTGACCAATCCCTCGGCCACCCGCACCAGAAACCACGGGAATGATCTTCACCACGTCATCCGCAGCTAACGGGTAGTGCAGTTGCTGAGGTTGGTCCGCCAACTGCAGATCAAACTTGCCAACAGCAACCTTGTAGTAACCGTCCCGCATCAAGCTGCGAAGCTCGGGGAAATTACACAGCAAAAACTTGATCGCATCAGCGGGCACACGCACCAATGCTTCAAACACGCTCTGACCGCAGTGCTCTGCCAAGTGCCCGTAAACCTTGACCGTGCGGAGCATCTCCCGTCAGCCGCTATACCTCACAATTCTACCTGTGACTTTCTGCCAGTACCCGTCCCAATAATCCCTAGACGACAGCCTGCCTTGCAGCTGGTGCAGCATCTTGCCCTCTCCGATATAGACAGCAACGTGATTTAGGCCGCGACAACCATCGAGGCGCATAAACAGCAGATTACCTTTTTTGGGCTTCATGCCGTCTGTTTCAACAAAACCCGTGTCTGCAAAACACTCCTCAAACATTGGAGACTGACGAAACAGCTCTGAACTGGCAGGCCGTTGCCAGTCCCGCAACTTGATCCCAAGCGTCTGCCGATACCAGTCACGAACAAGCGTCCAGCAGTCGGATACGCCCCACACCCACTCACGTCCAACTAACGGAGCTTCGTAGCCAGATGGCTTGATCCAGCACCAACGCTCGTCAAGCAGACTGACGATGTGCCAAGGCAAGCCAAACTGTTCGCACGCCATCTTGTCCGCTTCACTAGCAACTGCAGGCGTCTTCGGATGGCTGTGGACTATGGCAAGAATCGTTCCAACATCCTCAGCCGCCGCATAGTCAAGCGGATCAAGGATAAAAAAGTCGTCCTCTGTTGAGATGTTCTTGCAAGGCCAGTACCGCTGACGGCCTTTAACGACAACCAGCAAGCCGCAAGCCTCACGCGGGGCATCCTCTTTTGCGTGTTGGAGCGCAGCTTCCTGCCAGTCCTGCATCAGTTGTTTTGACCGACACTAGGGAACGATCCGAAAGGCAACGCACCAGCTCCAAACCGCGCTTTACAGGCGTCTAGCGTCTTTTCGCACTCGCCTACGATTTCAGGCGGCACTACTTGGCCTGGAATAACAGTTGTCGTGACTTCTGGTTCTGAAGTGACAGGCGGGTTATCAGACGACCAAGTGACATCACTGCCGTCTGCATCCTCAACAACAAGAACGCCATCGTCTTTCAAACGCAACTGTTTAGCGTTAAATCCAGTTGTCGTAATGCGATAGAGCGGACCTACCTGCGTTCCTGCAAGTGTTCCTGCAGGATTAGATGAACTCCCAAATGGGTTGTTGCTGCTGATAGTGACAAGCGGAACAAAATCTTCTTCATCGCGCCAAAGGCCAGTCTGGGCATCTACCGAAACACTTTTGATTCGGTTCCAACCCCTAGTCAGGCCAGTAAAGTGCCCAGGGTCAAAGTTGAAAGCTTCAAAGGTAAAGGTCAACGTAATAGTGCGTGTTCCTAGCTCGTCGTCTACATCGGTAAAAACACGCTGCTCTGTAGTTGTTGCATTCGAGTTTGCTTGTGATTCCGTGGGGGAGCTACCAACAAGCTCATACGAAAACGCACCAGAACGCCCTAACCCCACATCTGCTGGATACCAGATTGCTGCGGTCCCATCGCTTTGCCGCGTCAATGAAGTTACCGTTCCAACCTTCCAGACGTTTGGAGACCAGACAACAGAACCGCCGTTGTAATCGTCACGGCTGACGCTGTTGTCATAAATGACCAAGTTGCCATCACCCTGCATGACGAGCTTGTAATCACCTAAACCGCGAACGCTATTGCTGGCCCAGTTGTTGTAAAAGTCGTAGGTCGGCTCTGGCTTTGTGTAAATAACAAAGTTTCCATCGGCCTGCATTACAGCTGTAAACCAGCCATTTGACGAAATCAAAGATTGACCATTTGATAGCTCACTGCCTGCAGTCAGCTTGTCTGCTCCACTGCTGTAGGCGTAGCTGGTTGCCGCTGTCTTAACGACTTGATCTCCGCCAGAGGTGTAGTCAGCAGTGCCCCCATAGCCGCATTCTTTGCCGCGATACTTCCACTGACAAAGGTTCTGCATTACCAAACGTCGCGGCGCTCTTGCATTTGCAAGGTCCAGCGACGACACCATCTCAAACTCAACAAAGTCGCGAGTCTCAGCGACCTTGCGGTCGATGTAATAGACCTCCTTTGGCATCTGGCCTGTGTCGCTGTAGTTAGGCGTGCCGTAGGGGTTTTGATTGTTCTCCCAGTTACTGCTATCCAGAAAACGGCTCAGAGTTCTGATGCGCGTAACCTGCGCTCCATTAAGATCATTCCCCGGCGTAATCAAATTGACGCCAAGCAGTATCTGGGTGATGTTGCCGTTGAGGTTGGCAATTCGGATTGTGGGACGTGGCAAGCCGCCATCGCCCTTGTACTCAAAGCCAGAGGCTTCAATGGGAAGCGGAACATACGTTTCTCCGCCGTACTTAATTGAATAGGCGTTCAGAATGTCGTCGCTACTGGTCGGCTCTGTGGTGTTGCGATTGCGCCCAGCATGAAAGTAATAGACGTTATCAGCCCCGTGCATCGTTTCAAACGTTTTGAGCTGAAACAACTCGATGATCGCGAACGGACCAGAGTTAAGTAGCTCTTCGTAAACGCGATCTTCGCTCATGGCTCAATGACTTCTTGGAACGTTGCAGTGATCGTTGCCCTGTTCAAATACGGTATGGACTTCGACCAATCTTGGCAAATCCACTTGTAAGTCTCCGTTTCATCTGGTGGCGACCAGTCAAAGTGTTCCGCTCCACCCCGAGCTTCGAGAAAGGTTTCGATAGTGTCGGCGTCGGCCTCTGATACCTCAAACTTCAAGCTCCACACCTTGAGGTCGGTGTTCAGCCCGAAGCGCAGACGTTGGCTATACCCGTCACCAAACTGGACGTTTCGCACAGTCGGTTGGCTGCGCTTGCTTGCCCCGTAGGTCGGGTTGATCGAAGGAAAAGTAGCCATCAGCGTGTAAGCAGACCACCAGGCCGCTTCTGTTTAATCAATTCTGCCTGCACTGCTTGCCCAATCAAGCGGCCAAGTTGATCGGCATTGCCTTGGTTGCCCTGTACTTCCGTTCCAGACGCATCGACGTTGACGACGACGCTGGTGCTGCCCATTGCGTTGTTTGGAACGATGTTGCCCTGCGCTCCAGGGACAAACAGCTCAGGGCCACGCTCGCCAACCATGTAAGGGCGACCAGAAGCAACGGCACCACCAAGAGCCCGCTGAGAAATGCCGTAATTAGGACCAAGCGTTCCACGACCAAATCTGTCTACACCGCCGCCAGATCCAAAAATTGGTGGCGGTGCAAATGCGCTTCCGATTGAAGTTATTAACTGCTCAATAACATAAATTTGGAACAGCTTACGCGCCATATCATTTAGGGCTCCGGCTACCAGGTTGCGGACGGCAACATCAAATCGCTCCGTTCCCGCAACCATTGCGTCAAACGCTTGCATCATCGTTGTTCCAAACGTGTCTGCAAGACCTTCTGCTAACGCCAGCTGCTGCTGATAAACAGGGTTCATCTCTTCAGTCTTTATTCGCAGCTCTTCAATTTGCGCCAGTCGGTCTTTATCAATCTGGGCTAATTGGAATCCAAGCTCAAGATTTACACGAGCATTTTCTATACCTTGAGCTGCTAAAGCAACCCTCTTTTCTTCATCAGTAAGGTCAGAGGCTTTGATTTTTTTAATCTCCTCAGCAATTTTGGCTACTTTTTCACTTGCCTCCATGCGAGCTATTGCAGCCCTGTCGCCTTTTAATTCAAACTCAAAACGTTTTTCTTCTAGATCCAAAAGCCTTTCAAGCTTTTCTCGCTCCGCTTCTAGCCCTGGCAATTTATTTTTCCTTGCTTGACCTTTGCGTTTAAAACGTTTTTTGTCTTCCTCTGTAACCGGGATTGTTCCTCCCGATGGATCCATGCTTCGCAGTATTGAATTCATCTGCTCGGTAAAACTAATAAGCGCTCCTTCAGAAAGACCTTGCATGTTAAACACTCCTCCTGCCATATTTGGCCCGAAAGCCAAATTACTAGCAATAGCCTTAGCAGGATCTTTTGCCCCTTCAAACGAAGGAAGCAGCCCTCTAAGCCTCTCAGGGTCTCTTTCTTGCAACCTACTGAGAGATCGAGCAAAATTAGACTGTGCAACTTTAATTCCAAGAGTTGCATTAACAATCGCTAAAAACTCGGTCAAAGGACCAGAAATCAAAAGCTCAAGGTTTGTTGTCAGCTGCCCCCATTGTTCCTTGGCCAGCCTTGTTTGCTCAGCAAGGTCTTGCATCTTTTGAATGCCGTCTGGGCCGAGAGCTTCATTAAGCTCCTCTGTAACCAAAGCTGCTATACCCGTCAGGTCACCTTGGTTTTCCAGCTTTCTTGCTAACTGCTCTGACTCTTTAGAGCTAAACAGCGACCGCTCTCTTAAAAAATCAAGAGCTGTGCCAACAGAAGTCAACGACTCAGCTGACTCAACTGTACGACTTATCAACTGATCTATTTGTTGACCTGCAGCGCTAAGAGCGATCTGCGCTCCAAAAGACCCGGTTAATCCGCCTAAACCGCCGCCAATGACTGATCCTGGACCACCGCCAAACAACAACGGAAAACCAGCGCCAAGGCCCACTTGCCCAAGTCGGTTCATTCCTTGCTGAACAGCAAGAGGAGATCCCGGCATGGTTGCACTGCCACGGATTGGGCTTGATGCAAATCCCTGCTGCTGCTGCCTTAAAATCTTTAGTTTTGACTCTTCCAATCTTATTGTTTTTTCAAGCAACCTAAACTCTTTAGTAGCACTCGCAAATCGCCTTGCGCTTTGTTCGGTCGTAGCTTTTCCTAGCTGTTTTCTTAGTTTACTAACATTAAGGCCTTTAGCCTCCATTTCGTTAATTCTATTTGCAAGTCTTGCGCGCCTTTCTTGAGCATTTGCAAGAGCGTTTATGTTTTCAGACATCTGGCGACCTTGAGGCCGCGTTGCATCAAAGCCCTTCGCTCCTGACTGGCTCAACAGGCGCAAGCGTTGCCTGGCTTCGTTAGTCAGCTGCCTGTTTATACGCAACTCCTTTTCGTTAAGGTTATTGCTTCGCACTAATGCACGAATTCTCCTTTGAGAAAATTTATCTTGCACGTTTTGAATGCTTTTTGTCCTCGCGGTTAGCTGAGTAATCCCCCTGTCAGCAGCTCTTAGCTCTTCTGAACTAGGCAGCAACCCAGCAATTCCAGATCTTTTGCGAGAACTACCGCCCTTAGGTTTTCCAATTTTGGCAATTTTTCTGTCTATCTTCCCAAGCTGAGTCTCAATCTCTTGGCTATTGATCTTGATATTGACTTCGTATTCAGCAGCCACGACTAACCCGAAGACATTGCCTTCAGGTTAGCGCACCTTCCGAAACTGAGCCTGTTGACGAGCCTTCTCCATCTCTTGTTCCTCTCGTTCAGCCTTTAACGTCAAATATGCGCTCCAGCCGTGCAGCTCTTCCGCTGACATCGTGGAGCGCAGCTGGCCCAGCGTCATTCCGAGCTTTTCAGCAATGAAAAACTGCAGGAACAGGTAGTTGTCTTGTTCAAGCGTCGCTTTTAAGGTCGTCCGCTTCTTCCACCTCTTCCATGCCCTGCATCTTGGTCATGATGTCCAACACGATGCTCATCGGAAGCCGGTTCTGAATCTTGGCGCGGTCGCCGTCCGAAAACACCCGATTCCCAACCTCGTCCTCAGCTTTACGGATCAGCATTTGGATCGCAAAATCCAAATTGTCCTCTGTCCGTCCCAAGTTCAGCGCCTTCATAGTCTTGTTGATCGAGTCCCGATCAGCAATCGTCAAAGGCTTCCAGTACAGCTTGATAATGACTTCATCGCCCTTTTTGATCGTGTAGCTGCTGCGCTCTTCAACGCTGAACGCCTTACACAGCTTGTCGATTGCGCGTGCTTCAGCCATAAAACTCAGTCAACTAGCACAATATAGCTTACCCCAAACGCACAGATGCAAATGCTTTGTCTAGATCAAGAAACAAGCCCGTATCCCTACTCGTCTCTGTATAAATCTTGTACCAACGTGGACCGCTAGGTGCTGTACTTCGCAATGGCGGTCTAGCTTCTCCGTATGTCTTGCCGTCAAGCTTTGCTTGCGGATTATTGACCGCATATCCCGCATAATCAGCCAAGTTGCCAATATATAAAGGACTATTGATTGGAATTTTTAAAGCAGGACGTTTTTGAAAGCTTCTGGCACTAGGAAGATTGGGGTCTTCCCAGTCACGTTGATTGCTTACTACTGGCTTAACTGGCGTAGGGCTAAGCTCCCACAGCTCACCAAAGTTTCCGGTCCACCAAGGGCCAGCCTTTTGCAGGCTAAAAACGATCTCTGGACCTGCCGCTGCACGCCCATCCTCAATCAATTTACGAATGTCCTTGGTCAGCTCAGTAATAGGCTTGGCCATTAGACCGCAGTAAATCGACAGCTAACCACGCTGACAAAATGACTATTGTTTTCCTCGGTTACCGCAGTTGGCCCAGTGACCTGACCAACACGTGGTTTTGCCGAATACGTGTCCGTGTAGCCAGAGGCATTTACAGAGGTCAGACCGTCAATAACTGACTCTGCAATCGCAGCCGCTGCAGCACTTCCCTTGTCTCTTGGCGTAAAAATGCCGCACTGCACCGTTCCAGCGTATTGATCAATAGCAGCACCATGAGGCTGGATCGTTGACTGATCAAAGTTGATCGTCACCATCACGTACTTTTTTGTCTTGCCAGGCGTTGTAAACGGCATGTTGTCGAACACCACTGAAACCGTGGCATCCGCATCTGTTACTGCAGTGTTGATTGCAGTCTCAAGTGCAGCCCTAGCGTTTACAAGCGTCATCAGAACACCACCCGAAGGATATACATATACTCTTGATCGCCTCTAAACGTGCGAATATCTTGAATCCTGGCCGTCCTTGCCGTTCCAGCAAACTGCAATGACACCTCGTCCTGCAATGTCGCCTGATTGTCGCCAATCTGATCAGGAGTTATGTAAAGACGAGCAGTGTTCTCTTGGTAGCCACTCTCTTCGTCAGAAGCAATAAATTCGATTGGAGCGTCAAACGAATAGCTTGTGTCAGTCGTAGTCACAGCACCAGTCGCAAGGCTGTAACTAGCAGAAGCCTTGCGCGTGTAAGTAATCGTCGTATCTAACGATTTGCCTAGATCCGCAACGACCTGCTTGGCAACGTTCTTAAAAAGACTGTCGAGCGCTCCAGCCATGTCACCCCCTTACAGTGCGGACTTGATACGAACCGCTGCCGCCCAAACAGTAAGCGCCGAGATAAGACTGAAGCCAAGGATAAACGTCGAATACGTTGTTAACAGTTCCAGTAGCCTGACTAGAAGTGTTGTACTCGACTTCCATTTCTCCGAGCTTGACGGATTTGTATAGTCCCGTATCGCCGGTAGTCCCCGTAATCGAGTCCGTGTCATTGGCCAGCGCGTTCGCTAGCTCATAGGTAGCGTATTTAATGTCGTTTGGAATCGCAGAGCAAGCAAGCTCAACACGATCCACGTGATAGTTGTTGCGAGGCCAGCTCAATGCTTGGCTTTGATCGCAACGATCACCGTAAAAGTTCAACGTGTCGATCCAGCGTGTGGCTGAAATCAATGCACGATTTTTGTTGTCGTCAGACTTGTTGTCCCACTGCGTGCTACTTGGGACAGTCTCAAAATACGCATTGGCTTCTGCCAACGTCACGTAGCTGTTGGCTGTCTCACTCTGGAGCGTGGCGTTGATCGTGGCAGCCATGTCAGCAAAAAAGGA